TACAGCCTCAAGAGCTTCTAGCGCTTCAAACCAGTTTGTGTCAAAATAAGTTGCGTCCTTCTCATCAATATAAGAAATTCTTAATCCATCACCCCTCTTGAGGGTGCCGCTCTCAACCACATCCTTGTTTAGAAGAATCATTGCAGATAGGTTTGTGGTATCAGATTCATCCTTTATAAAGAAGTTTACATCCTGACAGTCCGCTACAACAACATCTTCAGCTATGTTATTTGCGACAACGGCAACTGTATTGTCATTTATAATTTCAGTAATTACAAGTTCAGCGATGTCTGTAGCAGGCACTCCGCCGAAAACAAAGTTGCTTATGTCTGAAATTGATGTAAATACTGTGCCAGTCGAGTTCTCAACAGACTGGAGAACTATTACCTTTCCAATATCCTTGCTTGAGAAATCAACATCTAAGGATTGGAAGTATCCAGTCGATGCGGTTATTGTTGCTCCAGTTCCCTGTGCGGTGATCTTTGCACTTGTATTAACTACAGTATAAGAGAAGGCATAGTCAGAACTTGTAACGAAATTCTGCTGTCCAACAGGGCTTTCAAGCTGAGAATTGTAGAAACCAACTTTGTTTGGGAAGATCTGAGTCTCTACGCCACCTCTTTTTACGAAGAAGTTTACGTTCGTATCTCCATCAGGCCTTCCTGCGGTTAGGCCTGATATTGGTGCAGGTATAACGAAAGAGACATCATCTACTTCGCAAGTTCCAGAACCACATCCGGGATATCCGCCCTTTCCTCCCTTAACTTCGCCGAAGAGAGTAACACTGCTTCTTCTTGGAATTGATGGCTTGCACTGAACTGTAAATACACCGGCAGCACCATTCTGGAATGCCAATTGAGCTCCAAGAGATAGTGTATTTGTTACGCTTGGATCTCCATGTTTTGTGTAAAGCTCGTTAGCACTTGTGAAGAACTCTGGATCATTTAAATCCTGCTCAGCAACATATCTAACCTCTAGAGAGTCGCTGGCCTTCAGAACTCTTGATCTTACATCAATAAAGAATTTGTCACCAACTTCAAATGGAACGGTTCCTTCGTTTATTCCAAATACGAGAACTCCATTTGTCTCTAGTAGTGCGTAAGTGAGTCCGTCCTCAGCTATTCCTAGGATTGGATCTGCGGCGGCAGTCATCTCTGGGAATGCTACTTCGGAATTGGTCAATAGCTGTACGCGAACTCTTCTTGAGGAGGTTACTGCAATAATCTTGTATTTTTGTGCAGATGTTCCTGAGCAGATGAGAAGAACCTTGTTTAAATCCTTACTTGTGAAAGAGCCATCTCCATCATCATATGGTGAGGATGGATCCTGAATAAATACGTTTGTTGCTCTGATCTGCCAGTCAACTCCACCGACAGGCACATCTGTTGGAAGTGTGTCCGTCTGAACGGTGATTGTCGTCTCATCAGCATCGGAGTCGTAAGTTATATCTGTGATGATTGCGTAGAACTCAGAATAGCCATCCTGCAGACAGAAGTGGTCTCCAACAAGCGCCTGTCCTTGTGTAATTAGATCTCCGGAGAAGCTATATTGTGCTGTGGTTCCGGTGGTGGTGTCGCCAGTTACAGATACTGGGAAGGCCTGTCCAAATACGGGTCCGTTTTCTGCGACAATTAATCCATCAGAGCATGGTGTTGAATTTCCAGATACGGCGCCATCGGTTCCTGTAAAGTAGGTTCCGTGGAATAGGAATGGCTGACCGCTAGAGTCCTTCAGCTGTCCAGATACAGAGCCAGAAACTGTGAATGTTGATAGACCGGGTATTGGGTTTCCAGAAGAATCCCTTGTAACGGAGACGCAACGAACCGTCCATCTTTCTGGAGGTGTGTTTACGTCAAGAATTGAAATAAGATCAAATGCTCCACAAGTTCCATCGGCAATAAGTCCGTTACCGACATTTAGAGAGCTTGCGGAATAATTTCTACCATTCTGATCTCCAATGCTTGCGCCCTGAAGTTCTAGGCAGCCAGTATCTAAGTCAAGTCTAAAGTCATATTTTCCTTCAAACGAGGTTTCATCTACTGCCTGCTCAAGACCGTAAAGAGCAGTTCCATTTAGATAAACTTCAGTTCTTCCAGAAACTATTGGGTATGTGGAGATTGAAAAATACTTTCCATCACCACTTCCTGTTGGGCTGCAGGAAGATGAACCGTCAAGACCATTACCTACTGCAGAGTCTACAAGAACTTCTCTCTTTAAGCCTTCACCCATAATGCAAAGAAGTCTTAAGCCACCTGGAATAGAAACAGCTCTAGAAACAACTCTGTCTCTGGCAAAGGTGCCCGGTTGGGTATATCCACTTATACCTGGAATATTTGCCATTATAAAACCTCCGAAAAAAATAAATTACACTTCTATTTTATTATTAGTAGTATTATATCTTAGTTAGACTCAATAAATCATCATATCTTAATATTGTAGAATTTGCAGTATTTCCTTCAAATGGTGAAGAAGTAAGGTTCGAATCAATATTAAAAAGTATTTTTTCTACGACACTTTCTATCGGAATTTCAACTCTCCACTCAGATAGAGTTTTAATCGTTATACTCTGAGTGTATACATAATCATTAGCATATGGCTCAGCATTTTCGGAGCCAATGTTCAAAGAACTTATAAATAAACCCGATGCACGAAGGTCATTCCAGAGAACATGTTGCAAGGCAATTGATGTTATATCTACAATTTCTTGCAATTCAGAGTAGCTTTCGGAGTAGATGGCAACATCAAAACCAAGGTCCCATTTCCCTGCATATATTTTATGAGTCGGTACAGATATTGGTCTCCTTCCGCCAAAGGCATCCTCTATATAATCTCTCCTATATCTATAAGTTCCCTCCTGATTAAAGGAGAGCGGTTTATAAGCTCCTCCGGTATGCTTTATAATGATTGCTGGAAAAAATTTCACATCATATCTGTAAACATCGCTTATCAAGATTTTTGTTGTATCTGTCGTCTCAAGGTCTTTCCCGGTAAGATCTACTGTTAGTGGAAAGCCGTACTCATCAGACCTGTATGTATAAACAGAGTCCTTTCTAAATAGATCTCTGAGAGATTGTATCAACAGGTTTTTTGGGTGTACTATCGCAACTTGCTGGACAATATTGTTGTCAGCAAAGAAGTCCGAAAAAACCCTGTGGTCACCGTTGATTCCGGTTCCCGGTAAAGCTTGCTCATTTATTGGCATCTTTTATCGTTTCTTTCTTTTCTCTCATATGGATTGGCACGTAACTGAACTTTTCAATATTTATGGCTTGCTCGCAGAAATTTTTAATTTCGGTAACAAGTTTGTCAACTTTTGACTTGTCAAATAAGTCCGAATTATTAATAGTAATGGTTTTTCTATAAGATAATTCTATTTTAATTTCTCCGGGATTATCTATGCTTAGATTTGAAGCAACGATCTCCATGGAGTTATTATCTTCTATTAGATTTATTTTTTTATCAATTTTATTGCTAATAAATTCTGATATTTTTTTATTTATTTCATAAAAGATTCCGGCTCTTTCGTCTTTTTTCTGATTGAATCTTATATTAATCATTATTTAAGCTCAAACTCCTTCATTCCGTTTAGTAAAGCAAACTGTCTGTTTATAGGTTTTATGCCTGATATCAATATTTCGGAGTTATATTGACCAGCTGGAAGCCTACATTCCCAATATCCATCCTTATCGGTGCTCATATTTTTAATGAGATCGTTATCTTTATCAAAGACCCTAATTGTTGCGTTTGTAACTGGTTTCATCGAAGTTGTTTTTATATAGCCAAAAAGCTTTATGTTTCCGAGAACTATTTTTTTAATCTGAACATCAGACGGCTCTCTAACATCCGGCTGACCATCCTTTTTGTAGACCTTTGGCATTTCATCTGGTGATTCTGCGCGAGGCATTAGAAATTTTTGTTCCAAACTTTTGGACTGTTGTTCTTGAGCGACCTTGGAATCACTTCTTGCGGATTCTTGACCCTTATCTGCAACATTTTGATTGGCCTGCTGATTACTTGATAGCTTCAGTACCTTGTTATTTAATATTTTTACATTGTTATCAATTACGTCTATCTTTGATTCTAATTTCTTTAATATAGCCGGAAGAGAATATATTATATCGAGAGCTGATTTTTCATCTTCAGTCATACTATTCCTAGTTTGTTATTGCATTTGAACTTTCTATTAGATTTAATACGGTCACATAAGATGTGTAATTATCGTATATCATTTGTGGTGAGGATATATAACCGTCAGGTGAAGAATTAACTGCGATATTATTTGTGGCTATAATATTTTGGACGGTAGAATTGCTTGAGCTGCCCTGGTCAACCACAACCTTTATTATACCATCTTCGGAGCCCATGTAGTTAAAATAGCAGCCGGTCATTATAATATTGCCAAAGATGACGTCCGTTGGTAAACTTCCCGCAACAGAATGCGTTGCTACTATTGGGTTTTCAAAAACTGGTGTTCCGGCAGGATTTGCGCTAAAATCTTGTGGCCCCTCAAAATATATGTTTTCAAACCTAAAGTATGGATTACTTCCATCTGAACCTAGATCTTGCGTTATACAGAATACAGGCGCTGTTCCCGTAAAAGATCCGTGAGTCTTATAGGAAAGATCTTTAATCATTACGCCTCTAACAATCCTTGTGCTGGATTCTGCTTCTCCACCGCCAATAATGAAAATTGATTTCATAACATCAAAATTCGTAGAGGTGCTATATGGAGTTCCGACGGAAAGATCTGCGCCTCTCTTTATTAGAGAGGTTGGGCCAGATCCCGATATAGTTAGGTCAAAATCAATCAAAATTGGAGAATTTACTTCGTATTCGCCCTCCCTTATTGTTATTTTAGGCGAATAATATGAGACGTTTGGAAATAACCTAGAATAAAATCCAGCATATTTGACTGCAGAATCTATATCTAGGAAGTGAGAGTCTGTTTGACTGTTTGAAACTGTAATTTCTTTTGATATTTTTGAATCAATATTATTTATAAAATATCTAAGATCGTAAATTTCATCACCATTAACAGATAGTACATAAGGTGATGTTGTGTTTTTAATATAAGCCAAGAAAGCTACTGTTTGATTTCTGTATGAAGAGTACGCTTCAGATATCTCATCTCTTACATCTAGGCATCCAAATCTATCTATCGCGATATAGAAATTTGTAATGGTATAGTGTTTGTATGACTCTATTCCTGAGAAGATATATCTTATTCCATTAACGATTACAATGCCTGCGGATACTCCAAAGGAAACATAGTCCCCTCCAACATCGGTTTCTCTTGTTATGGCGGTGACGGCACATCCGCTAATAATGCCAGAACCTCTCAACTCATTTCTTGGGCCTTCTATATATTTTTCGATGAAATTTGGAGAAATCTGATTTATATCTATGTTTCCAAAAGTTCTTTTATCTATTAGATTTGGGACTCCGGTTGATGTCGCTGTTCCAAAAACTCTTCCTAGCGAATTTCCGAATATAGATCTCGATAGATGATATACATCCTTCTTATGTTCCTGCTTACCATACACAATACACGACAAGCTTGAAGCCGGAAGAGAAGTATAAATAACTCTAATTGTAATATATCCTAGTCTATCTGGTGACGGTATATTAAAAATTCCGCTAGATGTTACAGTTATTTTTTCGCCATCCGTAAGATCCGAACCAGTTATAAATGCATCACCATTTGTATCTATTGTTAGTGTTGCATAATCATCTGTTAGATATCCCGCAGAGATATCCACAACGCACGCAAATATCGATGATGAAGATATTGGCGAATTTATTTCCGCTCTTTTATTAAAAAAGACGAAGCCGTTAATATCCATGAGGGCATCGACCAGCGAAAACCCGGAGGTACCAGAAACCTCCTCGAAATTCAATGTATATAGAGGTATGGAATTCTTTATAACATATATTATGGAGCCGTCATCAAGTGCTCCTGAGAATGAAAAAGAAGAAAGATCAAGATCGATATCTGGACCACTGACAGAAAGTATTCTAAATGCTCCATCATCATTCTGAATGGAGGAGCCGGAGACTATAACGGTGTCGCCGACTGCTACCCCATATGATGCAAAGGTTCCTGAATTAAGAGAAATTCTTTGTGAAGATTGATTTAAATAAACCTGTGTAACATCAAAAGAAATAATCTTATAAAAATCTCTCAGGAGATTGCCGTTCAAAAGAACTGGGTTTCCGTTAGACCCATAGTAGGTTATTCCCAGTCTTGAGGAAAAGCCTAATGTTGTTGTTCCATCTGAATCAGAGGCCGAGGATATTTTTATTGATCTTTGCTTGACATCACCTGCCAAATCTGGGACAAGGTGCGTTAGGGCCAGCTCATAGCATGAGGCTCTTCTAATCTTGTATGCCATAACTGGAAATTTATTTTCAACAAATTGCTCATTTAATTTGTAAACAGCAGAATCGATATTCTGAGAATCCTCAGATAATGTAGAATCAAATGTCTCGAAATCTTGTTCAAGATCTCCATCGACCATCACCTTGAGCTTATTACTTGCCAAGGTTATATTTGAGCTATCGAACCCAAAACTTATTATAGATGCAGCATTTGGGTGTGCAACGACAATATCTGGAGTATTTGTGTAGTTAAATCTGGGCCTTACAGTTGTATTTAAACCGTTAAAGTTATTGGTTTCGTAAGAATTTTTGAAAACAGATATTATTGCGGTTCCAGAAGACTCTGTTTTTGCTTGATAAAATATACTTATGGACGATATGTTTAATCCATCCATTTCGAATGATTCTATATAATATTCGCCATCATCAACAGCATTTGTTGTTCCAGACAAAGAAACCAAATCAAATTTTGATATTTCTTGCTCCGGGAAAATTGGCGTCGTTAGCGTTAATTTTGTTACTGATGTCGATGAAACAGAATAAATAACATCAGCAGATGGAATTATTGCAAGGTTTTTATCATTACCTTCGAAAAGTGATTTCTTTCTTCCAAACCTTATCTGTGCGTTTGAATTTAAATATGAAAAATTATCACGTATTGCTTCTGCATTGAGTGTTGCGATGTCCTCAATAACACCCTGAACGTCAGAGGATGATGAAAGATCGGATATTGTCTGACTGTCAAAATATATTTGGGATGCGGTGTGCGAATTATTTGTCTGTGATATTGATGCGCCAGAATAATTTATGTGCTTAGAGTATAGGTTTTCTGCAAAAGTCTGTAAGCTGGATTGTTCAAAATCAGATGTGGCTAAGTCAGAGCTTGACTGCGTATATGATTCGACAAGGATGGACTTTGCGTAATGTCTTGCCAAAGCATTTGGATTTATATGAGCAGAAAAAAGAATGTTTAATTCGTCAATTTTTGATACAATATTATCAATTAGGGAGCTAATTGTCGATATCTGCGACTGAAGAACAGTTGTCGGAAAATTAAGCTTTAGCTTTGACTCAGTAATTGATGCAGCCTCTGATATATTATCATTTGCGATTGGACCATAGATAACATTTGCATTATCAAGTGCTTGCTTTGACAGGTTGCCTGATGCATCAAGAGCATTCGAAATACGATCGCCAACCGTTAATCCAACTGCGCCTTGAGGGTTTACACCGAGAGTCTTCTCTATCTGTATAATTGCACTTCGAAGTGAATTGAAAAAATCAGAAGATATTTCCGTTATGCCGTCACGAACTACTGGAACTTCTGCAGATGTATCTATTTGATTTGGATATTTTGACTTCATTCTGAGATTCCCAATATTTCTGATAGATTTGTGGATTCAAAAGTTAATATAGCTTTGCTGAACCCATCTTGCGATGCTGATGACGCTAGAAGATTTATTATTAAATAGTGTTGTTGCAGCATAGCCGGCTTATAAGAACAGTCAAATTCGAAAAAACGTTCGCCAGATGCAGTAAATGAGGATAAAGTTCCAGATGAAACAACAGTTGTGTAAGATCCTATGCTAAGAGGACTTTCTTTTATAATTAAAACCTCAATCTGTGATGATGCCGTAAAATTACCAGTAATTTTTACAGAAGTTAGCTTCTGGCCAGGCAAGATCTCAATGGGCGAGGAAACGCTTTCTGATATATTTACATTAACAAGTGGTCGAGTATAAGCTCCATATGGAGGGCTGTAAATTCTATCTTCCGGGGATATAACTCCAACAAAAAGTGGATCATATGCGTCAAAATAGTATAGAGCATCCGTTCCAACAATTATTTGACTTTGATAAAACCAATAAGTTTTGGAAGTTTTTCTTGCGGTATCAAAAAAGATATCTGATGTCGTTAGTTGTCCACCAAGAACTAAATGATTTGATATGCGATCAACCTTATCTGCAATCAAAACAGATGGTGTTGAGTTTCCTATAGACGTAATGTCATTTTCGGGTGGAAAATCAGACGTATCAAATATAGAGGGACTTGTTATTGGCTCTATCGAAGTTGTTATATTATTTAAGAGATTTATATTTTTATATCTTGTTGACGCAGAAGGTGGTGTAAAATCTATAGGAGACAGAAGATCGTTCGAAGACTTAATATAACAATCTCTTATAGAGATATTTCCCTTATTTGTTACAGAATCATCTTGCTCACTTATCTCGATAGATGAGAACGAATAATAGTAAGCAAAGGAAGTTGATAGGCCGGTTGTCTCATTAAGTTTTGAAATTCCAACTATATCCAATTTAAAGTCGTATTTATTTCCAAGTGAATCATAATTATTCAGGTCTATTATGTGTATTCCGCCAGTTGTTAGCTCAAAATTTCTTAGAGTTAAAAACCCACTATAAAATCTATCGTGTGCTAACGTGGCATGTATTCCAGTTTGATTAAATCCATATCCGGGTATTGTTATAGCTCCCGCAAGAACAAAATCCCCATCGGCGGCAGAGACGTTATAAAATATTTTTACTTTTGTTGAGGTTCCCTCACCAGATATTGTGACTGGAAAGTCAATCCAAAATCCACTCTTTATTAGAGAATCATAATAATCTTTCCTTGTGTCATCTTCTGCAATAGTAATTACCGCAGAATACCAATCAAGAATGGATAGCTCTGTTGTTATATCTACATTTACAGTATGTACTCCAGATTTCATGTGAATTTCTGGGGTGCCGGCGGATGGGAATATTTGCGAAAATCTCTTCGCATATTTTATTGCTTTCACCAGATCTGTGAAATGCGCCATTCCAGGCTGAGAACTTACTGTAATTGAGTTTAATATCTTTAGATCAATTTCACTTATAAATAATCTTTGGTCATACGGATAGATAATTCCAGCGGATAGCTCTATGCTGCCCAGCAGAGCAACGTTCAAATCCTGCCAAGGATAGTTGCAAACTGGGTCGCAAGATTCGAAAATAAGATTTCCGTCCTGATCTACCCCTATATATACCTTGTCGGTGTCTGAGGAATTTATGCCGGTCGAAATATTTTCAAAATTTTTAAATATAAATTTTCTTCCACCAACGTAACAAGATCCAGAGCCTATACTAACTATATATACTCCATCTATTCCTACAGATCCTGACAAGACTTCTAGTCCAAAAACCACTCCATTGCTTCTTAGTTCCGCAGTAGAGCTACTTACAGCCGTCTCAATAAATAGATTTGAAATGTCTTTGTTAGAAATTATACCATAGCTTAATCTAGAGAAAGCTCTTGCAGAGCCCATGCCTCCAACAAGTGAGGAAGAGAAGTTATTATAAGCTATCTGTGATATGACTAAATTATTATTTTCGTCTACTGAGTCGAACAGATAAATAAAAGAGCTTGTTTCTGAGCTAGAGCCTATGTAACTATATAAATCATCCTTACTTGGAACATAAACAGTTATTTTTAGAGCTTCGTTGTTGGAAATTAATTTTACGTAATTATGATCTCCAACAATCTTTATTTGCTGTCCCTGATCAAGACTTAGAGATACATAGCCATCTGCCGTTTGCGTATAATTAATTGTTGCTTGCTCTACAGCAAATTTATTTTCAATATCAACGACCGTAATAAGCGCAGAATCAATTAGTACTGGCGTTTCCAATTCGGCAATTGGATTGTAAAATAGATTTGCATCCTGATCTGCAAAAATTTCGAAAAGTGTGCTCCCGAAGGATCCTGCCACCTTTAGGAATTCATAATCCGAAAAGTCTAATGTGTTATTATAGACTATATATGTTATCCCATCAGTGCTGGATGTTAAAAAACCGGATGGTAACTGATTTGAGGATATTGTTAATGTTGACTCTGTAACTGCCGCTATTTTGAGTGATATATTTTGGCCAGAGCCAAGAATTGTGATTATATCGCCTTTCTTAATTCCACTTGTAACTAAATTTAATGCGGAATCTGAAGTCTCTATTACATTTAGACCAGCTGAAAAACTCATGCTTTGAGTTTTTAACTTAGTGGCGAGAGAGTTCTTCTCCTTTCCATTGATAACAAATGATGTTGAATATTTTCCATAAATATTTTTATCTTCACAGAATGAAAAACCAATTGAATCAATTCCGTCATCTGAAGATCTTGTTATTTTAAAATAGATATCTTCAGAATCGCCAGTTGCAACATTCGAACAAATTGCAATCTCAGAGCCGCCATCCTCAAGATCGACGCGATAAGCCAATACAGGAAGTAGGTAGCCATCAAATTGTTCGTTTATATAACCTACAATTGCGTCAAGCGTTACGCCAGACAGAACATAACAATCTATGCTGTATGCCGCACCATCATTTATAGATATATCAAAATATCTGTTTGTGGCCGTTATCTCTCCGATCTTTATTGAAGAAGATATAACTGATGCAGAACCGGGATTACAGACCATTACAGTTGATGATGAAGTTAGTGATTGATTTTGCACTGCACTCATCAAAAGAGAAGTTTTTATATAGTCTGTTTTGTGCTTGTAATATATAAAAGAATTACTTGATGTTATATCCTCGTTTGCAGTGCCAAAGACATCAAAAGAGGATATCTTTGTTAAATCTGAGGGATTATAATTTACTTTATAAATTTGAAAAGTTCTTTCTATTCCGTTTGAGATTACAGATATTTGATCTGATTTTTTTAAATCAAAGTCTGGCCTGGAAATATCCGAGGCAAGTGATATGTTTATTATCTTAGAGTAAGAAAGATTCTTTAATATCGTGATAGATATTCCGGAAGCAATAAGAATGCCATATGATGAGTTGTTGATGTCAGATATATTTGCTTTTCTTACAACACCGTTTGAATTATTATAATTCTTGTAATTTTCTATTGCGACAATTGGTGCCGCAACCAGATCTTCAATTGCCCCTTGAACGGTGGAGGAAGAGATAACGGAGCTTGTGCTCGCGTTGTCAAAATATATCTGATTTGAGTTGTGTGAGTTATTATCCTGCGATATATTTAACCCATCATAATTTATATGAGATGATACAATGCTTTCGATGACGGCCTGTACGTTAGAGTCTGCTATCGATTTCAAAGATTCTGAAGAAGATCCGGAGAATGATGTGGTTGAAATTGCAGTCGCGGGATGTCTTGCGGAAGCACTCTTGTTTAAATGTGAAGATAGATTTGCGCTAATTTCTTTTATTTGCAGCTCTAATGAATCTATAATTGAGTTGACATAAGAGATTTGAGATTGTAAAACAGTGGTTGGAAAATTTAGCTTTAGCTTTTCTTCTTCTATCGCTGCCGTCTTCGCTATATTGTCATTTGAAATCGGTCCATAAATGACATTCGCCTTATCCAGAGCTTCCTTCAGTATTGAGCCAGATGCGTCAAGACTTTTGGACAACCTGGATGAAACGGTATTTCCTATGGCACCCTGGGGATTTAATCCCAAGGTCTTCTCTATTTGAATTATGGCGGATCGAATAGAATTTATAGAATCTGCACCTATCTCATTTAAGTTATTTCTTACTATAGGTAGCTCTGCAGATGTATCTATTTGATTTGGATATTTTGAATTTGACATACTCTATACTTATAATTTAATATATTGTTCTTTTTAATATACTAAATATTTTTCTTCAAAATCGGTTGATTCGTAGTACCCGCCGTCTATATTTGAGGTTGGTTCAACATCCGATGATGAGTTGCTTATTGGCAATATAATTGATGGTTCAAATGTATGATATGGTATGACATCAAAGTATCTAAGATCTGCTTTTGAAAAACTTGTAATCATACTTGAAATTTCATCATAATTCTTAAAGAAATAAGAAATGTTAAAAAGTATGAAAATAATTAACGAAGTATGCTTTAACATAATTTACCTAATTAACCTAGTGAAACCGGTTTTATTGTTATTTTTTCGATATCAGTTTGATTCATAAGCTCTTTTATTGGGACAATATTGATATCAAAGTATATCTTATCTCCATCATCTGAATTAAGATGGTTATTATCATCAGAACTATTAGTAATTATTTTTGATAGCTTTTTATGAATTACTAACTCAGTTTTTGCATTTAGTTCTGCAAGTTTTTTAATCAGATAGGCTTTATTCATTTTGTTGGTCTTCCTTCTTTCCTATATCAGTCCATTTCCTGGCGACATAAGCGGTAAATGTTGATGACATATACATTGTCAATATTGCTATATCAACTGGAATAAAAGAAAAAGATAAGTATTTTTCAAATATTGGAGAAAATGAAACAAGAACGATGTTCATAGTTACAACAAGAAAAGAAATCGTTGCAAACGTTAACATGGCATCTTTTCTGCCTCTGCTGTTCTTTATCCACATAAAATCCTCTATATATTTTTTACAAATGGATACTGATATAGAATGTCCGTCTTATCCATTCTCATTAGGTTTAGTTTCTGCCTTCCATACTTGTTAAATACAAACCTCTCTCTTGATGAATCAAGAACCTCATATATGAATTCAATGTCATCAGTATAATCAAATCTTATTATTACATCGCGATCTTTTATGATCGGCTTATATAAGGCTAGGGCCGTTGGCTTAAAGTCTTGATTTAAATGTTGATGATCTCCAAGCGCCAGATTTTCGGGAGTCTCATAGAATCTGATTAAAACCCTCTTATCCGCCCTTCTTTGGTTCACATATTGCTCGTACCCTCCAACGATACCGGTGCCAAAGCAGAACTTGCAACTTCTAATTTTAGGATGCTGTCTTCTTAGAGTGACGCAGCTACATGTTTCTCCAGACCACAGCCTTTTGAGAAGAACGCATTTTTCACCAACGTTCTCCATGAGTTCCTCTTCTCTATCCAAGGCTCTCTGATATATATTTACACCTCTAAATCCATTGTATTCACCACCAAGGTACGTTCCGCAATCGTTTTTATTGTTTAGAACTTCCCATGGTAATGGTTGGTGGTATCCGCAGTGGTCTAAGCCATCATGCGCCATTTTCTCGAAATCAGAAAAGTCAGGTACAATCAAACCAACTGCATTATATTGTCGTCCTGTCGACTCTTGATCTTGATAGGTGCATGAACCATAGATAATAACGTTATTATCATCCTGGCAGGATAAAAACATTTCGACGGCATCGGCAGCGTCATGATATGACGGAGTTGTGCCAGAGAGTCCTCTTCCGCCCGAAGGAACAAGAAACTGATTTTCATCAAAATTTATTGAGTTATATCTTATAACCTCAGTTCCTATCTTGAGGAGCCCCGTCGCAGGAAAGCCGACAACGCTTGAAACTTTTATTATGGTTGATTCGTCAGAAATTTCTTCAGAAAGAGATGTCGGAGAAGGTAGATAAAAGATGCCAGGAGAGAGCTCGCCCATTCCGCCCGTGTTCAAGGAATCCTTGTATGTCTCCATGACTCTTGCGGCGAAATAATATCCTATTCCAACGGAAAATTCTGATAGTGTTGTTTCCAGTATAGAACTGTCGACAAGATACTTTGGTTCGGAATCAAATATTTTTAAACGATCTTCCGAGTAGTAAAGCAATACATATATATCGCTATTATAAAATCTTGAAGCAGGCTTTGACCAGCTTATATAAACATCTTTTCCATTTCCAAGATCTCGTACCGACGTAACACCCTGAAAGAATCCAACAAAGCCACCTTGAGGAAAGATGTCTGGGAGCGGAACTTCAGTATATTTTATGAAAAATTTAAACAAAGAAGAAAGGATTTTTGAATCAGAATTCTTTATATCATAACGTAAGGTATATGTTCCATCTCTAAGAAATTCGTCTGGGTCAATTGTAACTTCCAGGTCTCTAAGCGATACTAGCGTAATTTCGCTGCCAATTCCGTTAAACCCATTTTGAAATACACCATTTTTTATAGCATATGCACCATTAATTGTTACATTTAGAGATGAAGAATCCAGATCAAAAGAATCATCCCTAAACTGAAGAAAAACCTTCTGCGGAGATATTACATTTGAATTATTTTCTGGAGAAGAAAAAAACAAATATGGCTTATTCTCAATAACTTTGAACGAATAGTTAAAATTATTGTATTTTCCTAAAAAATTTTGAACTTGTATTTTTATATTTATTATTGAGTTTTCTTCAAATGTATTTTCAGGATTAATAACAACTGATAAATTACTTCCAACCGGATTTATATCAGAATAAATTCCGGCAAACCCTGGTTTAAAATCAGAGCCTTCTACTGCAGTGACTCCGTTAATTTGAACAATTAATGTTGATGAATTAATGCCAGTACCGTCATCGACTATTGTGAATTCAATTAACGTATCTAGAGGATTTCGTTTGGAACCCTCCGGAGGACTGACTCCAGTTAAAGAAAACATAATATCTCCACACCTATTTAGATATTATTAATATCTAGAGTTTACTTCAACTTTTTAAGAAGCTCTTTTTTCTTAGAGTCTTTTTCTTCTTCGTCTTTTATATCGTGATATTTTAAAAGCCTATTCACATAGCCCTTTGCTGCTTCTTCGGATCTTTCGTTGGCATCAAATTTTATTTGGTTCTGAAAAGCCTCAATCTCCTCTGGTCTTTCCAGATACTCTTCTTTTCTTTTTGACTTATTTTTCTTAAATTCCTTTTCCATATGCTGAAAAACATGTGTTAATTCATGAACAACATATCTGCATAATATTTCAAATTTTTCATCAAGAAGTGATGTATTTAGAAACATTTTTCCGTCTATAGTCTTTGCGGTAACATCTAGATTGGAATCAAATGTAATGGAAACGCCATCTAGTTCATCGGTCTTTTTTCCGTATTCTTCGCATATTTCCTTTACAACAGGATCTTTTTTTAGATATTTTTTAACTTTAGATAATATCTTTACTTGATTTTCGATTGATTCAATCTTTTTTTTCTTCGCTGTTACTATAAACATTGTTCTGCATCCCAATAATATATTGTGCTAATTTCGTACTTTGCTCCAATTCTGAAATTCTCTCTTTTGCTTTGCAAATTAGATTTTTTAACCCAAGTATTTCTAGCTCAATTTCGTTAGGTGTCTCAGGTTTTGAAAAGCCAAGATAATTAATTTTGCAATTCTCTATCTTCTTCATGCGTCTCTTCATCCTCTAGAGATTCTGCGCTAACTCTTTTAACGCTCTCTGGTGGAGATGATACTGTAATACAAATGTCTTTCACTTGCTCAGATATTTTATTTTTAAGAAGGGCACACTCTTCGATTAATAGCTTTAAATTATTATCTAAGATATTCATTGCGCATCCTATTTTTTTGATAAAAAGAATTTAATTTGTTCTAACGTCTGAGAAGTGTCGCTTGCCAACTTGTGATAATCGCCAATTATTTTTTTCAAGTCTTCTATTCTCTCAGATCTTAAATGTGAGTTTTCTTGAGTTTTTTCCTGAAGTTCCTTTTGAGCTTGTATAAGTTCTCGCTCAAGATAATTTATCTTTTTTTCGCATCTTTCTTGATTTTGTGTAATCTTGACTTCTAAAACCTTCTCTTTTTCGTTTATATTCTTTTCTTTTCCAAACATCTTGTTTTCTTTGTGAATATTCCAAAAGAAAATCATTGCAGCAATGATTCCCCAGATTCCACCTTTCTCTATAAGGCCGGATATTATTAATGCAAAAGGATCCATGATAATCTACCCATAATATTAGCATAGTCTTGGTTTATTACTTTTATATTATTGTATGACAAACTTATTTTTTCAAAGGAGATATTATGAATAATTATGTTTTTATTTTGGCAAGCACAGCGGATGTAGGCCAAATTGATTTATCTGCGCTTATTGAGCTTTACAATCAAGGAAGTTCTTTTGTGAAAACTTACGCATTCCAAGCACCTACTCAGTGTGACGATGCAACGGTGAGCTTAATCGGAAAAGGATTTGCATTCAACGCAGGATATAATTCAGTTGGAACAATAAGTATGGTAATAACTATAAATCCATAATTATTATGGAGCTAACTATATAATTCTGCGAGATCTTACGTGGCGAAGACGATTCAGGGCCGGACTACCACTTGTTAAGTTGCTGTATGTACCAAAGCTTCTCGGTCCAGGCCTGATGCTATTCTTTATGAACTTCAACCTTTCTCTATAGCTAGTAAGCCATGTGCCAAAATGTGTCTGTAAGAAGTCGCCAAGAGCAGGAGGCTGATAAGACAGGCCTCCATCGCTTATTGTGAAATCTCTGCCTTTTTCAATTAGGGCTTGAGAAGATATTGCAAAAACGTAAGCTCCCTCAACAAGGGCTGCGGCAAACAATTTGTAGATAACTTCATCGGCAAAAGTAAAACTTGTAAAGAATGGAATCATATTAAATTCAGAGAGAGCTTGACAAAGAAAACAAATTAGAATATCATCAGAGAAAACATCACACTCCTCTGTAATGACTTCACCATACGAATCATACATTATTGCGCCAAATTCATCTCTCTTTGGCTTCTTTCCCGAATTACGAAGTCTTGCTTTAAGAAATTTCAAAAGAACGTTTATGCCTAGAATTTCAGCATCTGTAAAGTCAAAATTAACATCATCGCCAAGCCTAATTGAGCCCGAAATCGCAGAAGACTCATCGACAACAAGAAACTGAAATACGTTCTGAACAGAGATTCCGCCTATTTGTGCGGACCAGTTATCCGTCCAGTTGCCCTTGTCAGATAGCTTTGGGACCGAATATAAATACTGATATAATCCAAGCTCAACTCTGGTTATGCCGGTAGATGTCGGACCAACAATAGTATTTCCATTTAAATCTTTTATGGTTATTTCGGGTGTAGAATCAGCATCAGTTGGAAGTCCATCGATACCATAATATTGAATGGATAATATTACATCTTGTCCTCGAATCGCCTTGCTTCTTGTGTTTGCCATTATTTGGGCTCCGCTCTTGGTGCAGATATAACTTGTTTTTGAGACTGAGACGAAACTGTGAAGTTGTCTATAGTAACATAATCTTCACCACTTAACGTTGTTTTTATTATAACGATATAATCTCCAACAACTTGCGGAGTAAAGCTATAATAATATGTGGCGGAACTTGAATCAATTGCCGTTGCCAATGCTGGTAATCCAGGAACTAAGGACCCGTTCGGTTTTATTATCTTTTCTATTGTCGGAACTTGTCCGACAAGTGGCTTTCCATTTAAGGTTACTTGTACCGGTATCTTTACTTCTGCTCCAAGTAAGTAGCTGCCTAAACCCATGAAATCACCTACTACTATCAATAATTATTAATATATGAGAGGAGCATGAAAAAATTAAAAATAGGAATTACAACCAGAGACGAAGCAAGTATCTGGTCTAATGGCTTAGATCAGAACATATACTTTTTGTACAAAATGCTCGAAGATATGGGTTATGATCCGCACCTAATTACCGAGGCTCAAAACTCACTAAAGCTTGTTGATATACCTGTAGAAAAACAGGATATTTATTCAATCAGGGAGTTTGATATTGTTTTAGAGGTTGCTCACCCGTTGAGTGAGAAACTGACGTCATATTACAACAGCCTTGGAAAGCCTCTAATTTCCATAAAATATGGAAATTCATTCATGATAGATTTAGAAAAATATATTCAAAAGTCAGGAGAGAATAAGAATTTTTCTACGGGCGTAAATATTCCATTTCGAAATAGAGAAATTTGGGTTTCGGAACAATTTTATAAATTCAAGGATTACATAGAAGTTCTTACGAGAACTAACGTTAAAGTAATTCCTTATATCTGGGACTCTTCCATATTGAGAATGTACGATGAAGGTTTTCATAACCATGATATGAAAGTCAAAAAAGATGATTTTAAAAAAATTGCTATTGTTGAGCCAAATCTTAACATATTAAAAAACTGCATGGTTCCTCTGGCGATATGCGACATGGCTTACGACAAGAGAGCGGATCTGGTAAAAGAGGTTCTTTGCTTCAATTCAAAATCTTTAGATAAAAATAATGTTTTTATGAACTACATAAAATGTCTTAATATGCATAAAAATAAAGTATCTTCATACGAAGGTAGATATCCACTATATAAGATATTTAAAAATAACAATGCAAATACAATTGTATCAAGCCAATTGTTTAATGAGCAAAATTACGTTTACATAGAGACTTTGTTTTATAAAAGGTTGCTAATTCACAATAGCCCATTATTTAAAGATGTCGGCTATTACTATCCGGAATTTGATGTAAATAAGGGCTCTGATGCTTTGATAGAAGCGCTGGATTCTTTCGACCAAGTTTCGCATATCGAATCTTATGAAGCAAAGTTGGAACAAGTTTCAATTTACAACGAAAAAAATCAAGAAAATACAAGAGCACTTATTGAGGGCGTTTTAAAATGAGAAAACTTAAAATAGGCGTAACCTGCAAGGACTCTTCTAAGCTTTGGTCAAATGGCTTGACTCAAAATGCTTATTTTTTAATTGAATTACTTAAAAAAATAGGATACAAGAGAGTAGACCCAGTTTCTCAGTTTGATGATGCCAAAAAATTCATCGAGGAACATGAAATTCTTCTCCTGAATAAAGATACGATAACAAACTACGATCTAATTATAGAGGTTTGTTACTCTGTCACCGATAGTCTATTGGATTATGCAAAAAAGAAGGGAATTAAAGTAATAACCGTAAATTACGGAAATATCTTAATGTTAATGCAGGAAGATTTAATACTGAATCCAAAGAGTAATCCTGCCGTAAATAGAGGCGGACTTGACTCCTGGATTTCGCCACATTTTGAATTTTCAAAAGGCTTTGTTGAGACTACCTCGAAAGGAAAGGTAGATGTCTGTCCTTATATTTGGTCTCCAAAAATATTTAATAAATATTGCAAGATGCATGACCTAGATATTTTTTATAAGAATAATTCAAATATAAGAAAAGTTGGAATCTTTGAATCAAACATAAATATAATAAAGACTTGCATTTATCCTCTCGTTGCGCTTGAAAAGTTGGAAAGAGAAGACAAAAACGTAATAAAAGAGATTCTGGTGTTTAATGCAATACACCTAAAAGAAAATCCAAAATTTAAAGAAGTAACTTCAAATTTTGATATATTTTTAAATAAAAAGATATCAGCAGAGGGCAGATACCCGCTGCCAAATATGATCGCAAAAGGCTATGTTGGAATGATTCTCTCGCACCAATTCTATTGCGATTTAAACTATCTGACATTGGAAGGATTCTATTCTGGGCACCCAGTTATTCACAATAGTGATTTTTGCAAAGATGCCGGATATTTCTATGAGACATTTAGCGCAGATAGCTGCATATCTCAAATAAAGAGGGCGATAGAAACTCACGATGAAAATATAGAGAACTATAAAAAATCAGCGAAAGAAGTTATTTTTAAGTTCTCTGCAGAGAATCCAGAAAACATAACAAAGTATAGAAGGCTTATAGATAACATTAGCTAGATTTTATATATTTCACCATGATAACAGATGTTGCGTGAAGCCATTTGCTGAAGTTTCCACCGTTAGTTATAAAATCAAATCCATTTTTTGCCACGTTTTCTGTGAAATCAAATTCGTGAGAAACTTTCATTCCGTTCACGAAAACCTCAAGAGATGATGCCATAAAATTATAAGTAGTTCTGTAATCACTCTTTCCGGCAGAAACCTGCTTTGTTATGTCTTCATTTATATAAATTATACCACCATTATCGGTTCGTATAAGACTAGTGGCATAATCAGTCTCGCCCTCATTTGTTATTGAAAGCCCTAAGGAAATGGGGATGTTAATTATTGCCATCTATTTCCTCAAATACTTCTAAAAATGGAGCGTTTGGAATATCATTATTAATTGGAAACCGAATGGCATCATCGGGATCTGCATATATATCGTTTGCCTGGACAAAGTTTTCAAAATGATATCTGAAAGCAAAAGCTTTATATGACATAACCCACTTATTTAGCCTTAACAATTGCTGTCTTGTCTCGGATGAAAGAGCTTCTTTATGATCTTGAAGTAGCAGCTCTTCAAATGGTTTGTAATAAAAGTTTGCATCATTTTCAGCTCTCTCTTGACAAACTTTATTTTTAGGTTTAACATAAACAGGCATATTAAGCCCTCCCAATTCTCTCTAAAAAGCTTCTAGCTCTGTCCGTAGGGTGCATTGCAGAATACTCTGTGTCTTCTTGTGACGCAATACCAGTATTTTCCGGTCCTGCCTGATTTGGCTTATTTTGCTCGCTAATAGATTCTAGTATTGGAAGAACCTCAGAATAAACCTCCTCCCTTACTTTTCCATCATATTTTACCATAATTATCTTATTAAGATCGTTGCAATCATCATTTAAGATGTCCTTAAGACAATCCAAGTAACCTTCTGAATATGAAACTGCCTTGCTGCTTTCGCTTTTTGCATTTTTTATTTGCGAAATTAAATTTAACAACTTATCTCTAGAATTCATAATGACTCCTAAGAATATAAGTCTTAATTAGTAATCTAAAACAAAAAAAAGAGGGGGTGAGACTCTCTCACCCCCTCCGTCAAATTAGTTCAGCTTTTTATTACTAGGCGATTGCTTCAGTACCAACTAGGTTATAGCGCACCTGGATCTCGTCACCATTGGTGAGCTTGAAGGGGAATGCTATACCGAAGGTATCGGTGCCAACGTCAGAGTAGAAGAGGTAATCACCATTTAGGCCGGCGAATGAAATGGAGCTTGGTGCAGAAATAACTTTGATGGCTCCAAATGCGTCGAATACTGGTCTGAGGAGGTTACCGTTTACAAAGACTTCGAGTCCTGGTACGAAGACGAATGGTGCAGACTGAACGATATCGGCTCCGAAGTTGAATGTGAAGGTCTTCTTGAGGTTGGAAGCGCTATCGAGGTCGATGTTGGTTGCGGCGGAAACAGCGGAGAAGCCACCAGAACCAACTCTAGCCATGAAGACCTTGGTAGCAACGTCAGCAGTGATGGAAGTTTCGGCAGAAGCAATGGAAACTTCAGCATCAGATAGTCTTGCTTCGATCGAAGAATCAACAGAAGCGCGAGCATCTTCCTCAGTAGAAACGCGGCTGGTTAGAGAAGCTTCGCCAGAAGCTCTTACAGACTCTTCGGTAGAAAGACGGGTCTGTAGCGAGGTATCGTCAGAAGCTCTTACGGACTCTTCAGTAGAGAGGCGAGTCTCTAGGGAGGTGTCTGCGGAAGTTCTTGCAGAAACTTCACTGGAAACGCGAACGGCGAGAGAAGCGTCACCAGAAGTTCTTAGAGAAACTTCGTCAGAGAGGCGACCAGCAAGAGAAGCATCGGCAGAAGAACGAGTTACTTCCTCAGAGGAGAGACGGGTGGTGAGGGAGGTATCGCCAGAAGCTCTTGTGGACTCTTCGGTAGAGAGACGGGTTTCTAGTGAGGTGTCGGCAGAAGCTCTTGTGGAGGCCTCAAGAGCATCAGCGGCATCACGTACAGACTCTTCGGTAGAGAGACGGGTTGTTAGAGAGGCGTCACCAGAGATTCTGGAAGACTCTTCGCTAGAAACCTGAACGGCAAGAGAAGAATCGGCAGCGGCTCTTACAGAAGCTTCAACGGAGTCTGCAGAAGAACGAGCAACCTCTTCAGAGGATAGGCGAACAGTTAGAGAGGAATCGCCAGCACTTCTTAGGGAAACTTCGTCAGAAATGCGACCCATCAAAGAGGAATCAGCAGAAGCTCTTACAGAGGCTTCGACAGAATCTGCAGAAGCTCTTACGGAAACCTCGTTAGAGATTAGGGTTGCAAGGGAGCCGTCTGCTACTGCTCTGGTGGACTCTTCGGTAGAGAGGCGAGTTGTGAGTGAGGTGTCTGCTGCGGCTCTGGCTGAAGCTTCAGAAGAAATTCTGGTATCGATGCTGCTTACTAGACCAGAAAGTTCGTTGTAGTCTGCAAACTTAACGAGAGAATAGAGTACACCGAGTGGGCCCCAGGTAGAGATGGTTAGATCGCCATCAACTTCAGAGACGACAACATAAGCGTCGTTACCGTCCTTGACGTAGTATGCCCAACCTTCCATGACTGGAGTACCAGATGCAGCAATAACAGAGTTGTAAGCTGCGGTATCGCCAGCTGCAACTGGAGTGGCTGCTTCCATGTATGAGGTTAGAGCGCTTACAGTGGCGAACGAACCCTTCCAGGTTACGCCAGCAACCATACCGGCTTCGATGATGCTTACTCTTGTTCCTAGAGATGAATCACCGGCAGTTCTTGAAGACTCTTCGGTGGAAACTCTGGAGGTTAGAGAGGTGTCGGCAGAAGCTCTGATTGAAGCCTCAAGATCATCGGCAGATGCACGAGTAGAAACCTCATCAGAGATGCGAACGGCGAGAGAGGAATCTCCTGCGGCTCTGACAGAAACCTCGTCAGAGACGAGTACTGCTAGAGAAGAATCTGCAGTAGAGCGAGCGGCCTCTTCGGAAGAAAGACGGGTGGTTAGAGAGGTGTCGGCAGAAGCTCTTACAGAAGCCTCGTTGGAGAGGTTTACGGCTAGAGAAGCATCGCCAGAAGCTCTTAGGGAAACTTCGTCAGAGATACGACCAGCGAGGGAGGTATCAGCAGAAGCTCTTAGAGAAACTTCGTCGGAAATGCGACCGGCAAGAGAGGTATCAGCAGAAGTTCTTGCAGAGACTTCGCTAGATACTAGGACGGCGAGAGAAGAATCGGCAGAAGAACGGGTGACTTCCTCGGAAGAAACGCGAGTGGTGAGGGAGGCGTCAGCAGAATCTCTTACGGATGCTTCGACAGAATCTGCGGAAGAGCGAGCAACTTCCTCAGAAGAAACGCGAACGGTTAGAGAAGAATCACCAACTTCTCTTGCGGACTCTTCAGTAGAGAGACGAACAGTGAGAGAAGAATCACCAGCAGCTCTTAATGAAACCTCATCAGAGACGAGGACTGCGAGAGAAGAGTCAGCAGAAGAGCGAGTAACTTCTTCAGAAGAGAGGCGTGTGGTGAGGGAGGTATCAGCAGAACCTCTGGTAGAAACTTCTACGGAGAGGCTAGACTCAAGGGATGCATCAGCAGAAGCTCTGACAGAGACTTCTACGGAGTCTGCAGAAGAACGAGCAACTTCTTCAGAAGATACGCGAGTTGTGAGTGAGGTATCAGCAGAGAGTCTGGTGGAAGACTCTGCGGTCATTACTGACTCTACGGAGCTCTTGTCTGGTACAACGTTCCAGTCTACTGCTAGGCCGCCAGTTGCGTCAATGGTAGTTAAGCCACCGGTGCCAAGACCGGAGCGCTCCTCAAGTGTGATCTGGTCACCTGAGATTTTGGTATTAAAGGCTCTTGCCATTTTGTTAATTCCTAAATATTGAAAGTAGTTACCTATAACTATCTCTGTAACTGCAACTATACTTTAAACTTTAGAACCAATTTATGATTCTGTTGTTGCCACTTATTATTGAAAAAAATAATATAGTTTATTTTCAAAGTAATTATTTTATCAATATAATCTTTCAATACGATAACAAATATAATTATGTTAGAAACAAAAGGACTTTAAACGCAGTCATTATGCCAACTGTACAAATATATTAGTAGATTTTAAAAAATTAATTTTTATAAAGCATTTTTTTGATAACTCTAACATGATTATCAAACTTACAAAAATCACTGTTCAAATATTCGACGGAATATTTTGGACCAACATCGTCTGGATCTTTGAAGATAAATTCAAATTTTCCAGTGGATGTTTTTCCGCACTTAACTAGCTCTAGACCTTTCATTGCCAAAAAAGCAGCAAGTGAAAGGTCTGATGTTATGAATTTCTTAACTTCATTATCCATGTAATATTACACTCTTTATGATAGTAGTTATAATATGAGTAGAATTGCACATTTACAAATAATATATTACTAGTAATTGTGGAATTTACTCTTGTTTATTGCCGTCATTGTCTTCTTTTTTTTCCTGAAAAATTTCGTTATATAGGTTATTGCTTGGCTGAATGTCACTTAACTCTTCGCCAACATTAAATATATCACTGAAGTCAGATTCTTGAGATGTGGATGAATCCGGAGGTATATAATTTCCATCCCTACGATGCTTTAATCCGCCAGGTTCCGATAATTTTTTCTGAACAACGCCCTTAAAAACCAGCCGATGTTTTAATTTTATTTTGTTCATTTTCTTTAACCTCCAAACAAATAAAGGGGGCTTTTGGCCCCCTTTAAGTGTTTCCGACTAAACTAAATTAGGCAGAGACGGTGCCGGTGGCAACGCCACGGGGGTTGACGATACCGATACCGATGATCTCGGAAACAACCCAACCGAGCTTGAGCTGCTTGGGCTCGTCGGCAGGTAGAACCTCGATGTCCTGGCGAACTGGCATTACACCAACTAGCTCTGGCTCTGCAGTTGCGAAAGCCTTGCCAGCAGGAACGATCTTGGAGACGATGATATCGGCGCCGAAGATCTGGCCATAGAGACCGGTCTGGAGAATCTCTCTCTGGGTGACTGGATCAACCATTGAGCTACCGGCTGCACCGGCAGATTCCCAGTTTAGGATGTCAGTGAACTCATTGATGTTGAGGAAGTACTTGGAAGTAACGAGGTCCCAACGATCAATCTGACGCTTGAGGTTTAGCATGCCGTCCTTGGCTAGCTGGCCAAGTCTGGAGCTTACGTCGAGAGTCTGAGAATCGTTCTCGCCACCCTTGGAGGTATCACCAGCGAAATCAAGGGCTGCGAAGACGTTTGCATCTTCCTGAGCCTGGATTTCCTGACGAGCTTTCTGCTGAGCGCGATCAACGATGTTGAAACGGCGGCGCTTGACTTCGGCAATACGGACGGTGGGGTTAGAGACGATTTCGAACTCGGGAACGGTTACGCGGTCACCGAATACACGGCTTTCTGGAGCAGAACCGTTAGAGGAGACGACGACAGCGGCTACGTCGATGTCGCGGTCATAAACGGGTAGAGCGCCCTGTGGCAGTGGATCAACAACGAGAGCCTTACGACCAACGCCCTGATAGTCCAAGTTGCGGCGGATTGGGGTTGCCATGGCCTGACCTAGAGCAATCTTGCCTTCCTGGGTCATGAGAGCCTGCTTGATCATGTCGTCTCTCTGGTCGTCGGTTAGAGATGGAGCAGAAGCGACAACAGAGTTAGATGGCTGAAGCTCTTCGATGATAGATGCGTATTTTACGATCTGCTGAAGTGCCTCTTTTACGTTGCTGGCGTTTAGTTCGCCATGAGTATTAAAGATGTTAGACATTTTTTTCTCCTTTTTATCCTTATTTAATTACTTAGATACGCCTAAGAGGTATACAGCGTAGTATTCTGGGGTTGCGAGTGATGCACCGGTGGCGGCTGCAGCGGTGGTGCTAACGAGTGAACTATCAGCAACAGTATTGACGAATACTGCGACCTGTGGACCGGAGGAAGCGGTGGAGAGAAGACCGGTAGTGGTGACGGCATATAGCTTGGTGTTGACGGTGGCTGGTAGAGCGCCGAAAGCGTCTGCAGTTACGCCGTAGAGACCGGGCATAGACCATAGGGTTGCCTTACCGGAAGCGAAGAAGGTCTTTGGACCAACAACGACGGCGCCGGTTGCGCTAGAGACAGCGTAAGCGCCAGAAACGAAGCCGGTACCCTGACCTGCGGTGCCGCCGATGACGGTGCCGTAGAGGGTGCCATAGCCGCTGGTGCCTTCATCGAGGAGGCCGTAAAGCTCGCCTGCGGCGGGCTGACCAGTTGTTAGCTTGACGTCTGGTGCGATTGAAAGACCGCCAGCGTCAGCAGCGTAATAGTCGCCAGAAGCGACGGTTTCGAAAACGCCAACTTCACCGCCAACGAGGGAGGTTACGGTATCCTTAAGATCGTACTGGCCGAGGGGTAGGTAGCCAGGATGTAGTGGTTTTAATGCCATTTGTTACTCCTAAAAGTTAATTAAAAAACTGATTGATTGTCTGCTTTATTAGATTTGAAACTTCGGTCTTATTTTCAGCTTCTGCCACCTTCAATAGTTTGTTTAGATAAGCGTGGGTTTCTGCATATTTTGACCGAAAATTGCCACTAGGTACACTGAGAGCGACAGCTTCAGATTTGACCTTCTGCTCTAAACCATTTTCCACTAATCCACCATCGCCCATGGCTTCTGCTAGATAAGTAGATTTTGGATGTGCTTCCATGAGTAAATCGTATCCGGTTTCTTCCTGGAACCCATACAGATCTTTTAGGTCTGTTTTTTGAGCTTTTGGCTTCTCATTATACATACTATCTAAGCCTGCATAATAAGATTTTGTTAATTTATCCTTAAGGCCCTTTACGGCATCCTCGTGGTAAGTTATTTTGTCGTTAGACAAGGCGAGCTTGTTCATAGTTGAACTTGTTTTATTAATAGATTCAAATAAATTATTCTGATATTCTGAAGATTTATTTATATCCATGTGATCATCCGAAAAAGATTCTGAGCTAGAACCGCCACCTCTTTTATACTTTTTAATCATTCTTTCAAAGGCTTTTTGTTCTGGTTCATTCTTAAAAAGTTTTCTTAACGGACTTAAGCCAGAGTTGATTGATTTAATCACATCTCTTCTTAAATCTAATTCAGTCTTTATTCCATTGTTATAGCAATATTTTATTGCGGCAGCTATCCTTCCGTCTCCAGCCAGAGGTTTACCAACCGCATTTGGAACAAGACCCTGACCATCTGGATCAACAAATGCGGTAAATGTTGGCGAGGAGAAAAACGGATTTCTTCCGTCCTGGAAAAACAAAATAAACTTAGGTGGTATTGAGGGCTTCCTCGTTGTTATAACAACAGAGTGTGTAGAGCCATCTGCAAGAGATATGCTTCCGGAGATAGAATTTTTGCTTCCCGAAATTGATGGTATTTCGGCATCTGTTCTTCCTCCGCCTGGACTCTCTTTTCCGGTTTCTACAATCTTTGCTGCCAAACTCATAATTATCTTTTTTGCTTCATTAAAGTTTGTAACAACGCAGGACATTGACTCCGATACCTGCGCCGAGAGTCCACCAACCAACTCTCCTGGATTTTGCTGCAAATGATTTGCAAAAGCGAAGATCGATCCCTCTCCTGTCCCACCAACCTTGTCAATTAGATTTGCATAAGTTTGGACAAATTCCTCCGTGACTCGTCCCGATGTTAAGGACGTCATTTGATTTAATCTGTCAAGATCTTGAGAAAGCGAGGCCTTCATTGATTCGGCCTTTGTTCCACTTGCTGTATTTATTTCATCTAAGCAATTTTTTGATGTAATTATATTGTAAGCTGCCTTATCTCTGGTTGATGATGTTGCCGAGCTAAAGAAGTAATAAATTCCATAAAGAGGAATTCCAAATATGCTTAATTTTATCAAGCCGGCAAAAAGACTGACGACGCTCTTGGCTGTAGCGGCTGC